CGATTGGACAAGCCTGCCACGCTGGCAACGACTTTGCTGTTCCCACCCGGGTATCTGCGGGCGTTCACGTACAACCTGGCGATGGAGATTGCGCCCGAGTACGGCGTTGAGCCTAGCGAACAGGTCAAGCGCATCGCCATGACCAGCAAGCGCAACTTGAAGCGCATCAACAACCCAGACGATGTGATGTCGATGCCTTACGCCATTGTTGCAAATCGTCAGCGGTTTAACATCTACGCCGGTAACTACTAATGAAAAGCCCAATTCTTGGGTCATCGTATGTGGCCCGCAGTGTCAACGCTGCCGACAATCGGATGGTCAACCTGTTCCCGGAAATAATTCCCGAAGGTGGAAAAGAACCGGGATTTTTGAACCGCGCTCCGGGCCTCAGGTTTTTGACAAACATGGGCGATGGCCCCATTCGCGGCTTGTGGCAGTTCAACGGCCAAGCCTACGCCGTATCAGGCGAGTTGTTGTACAAAATCGATACGCTGTGGAGGCCGACCCTTATCGGCACGGTTTCCGGCTCAACCGGCCCGGTCAGCATGGCAGACAACGGCACACAGTTGTTCATCGCCTGCAATGGCCCCAGTTTCATCTACAACAGCCTGACAAACGAGTTCAAGCAGATCGACGACCCGGACTTCCCCGGCGCTGTCACCGTGGGCTATTTGAACGGCTACTTTGTGTTCAACGAGCCAAACAGTCAGCGGCTGTGGATTACCCAGCTTCTTGACGGCGGGTCTGTTGACCCACTTGATTTTGCCAGCGCCGAAGGTTCACCAGACGGCTTAATCTCAGTGCTCATAAGCCACCGTGAAGCGTGGCTGTTTGGCACTAACTCAGTTGAGGTCTGGTACGACGCAGGCAACGCTGACTTCCCGCTTCAGCGGATTCAGGGTGCGTTTAACGAGATTGGTTGTGCTGCGCCTTACTCTATTGCCAAGATGGACAATGGTTTGTTCTGGTTAGGTAAAGACGCCCGTGGGCAAGGCATTGTGTATCGTGCCAATGGCTACACTGGTCAGCGCATCTCTACTCACGCAATTGAATGGCAATTGCAGCAATACGAGAATATGGCAGATGCCATTGGCTACACCTACCAACAAGATGGTCACAGCTTCTATGTTTTAATTTTCCCTCAAGCCGATACGACTTGGGTATATGACGTAGCGACTCAGGCTTGGCATGAACGCGCTGGTTGGGTAAACGGTCAATGGACAAGACACAGAAGTAATTGCCAAGTATTCTTTAATGGCGAAACCATTGTCGGTGACTTTGAGAATAGCAAGTTGTACTCCATGCGTCCAGACGTATATGCCGACGCAGACTATCCGCAACGCTGGTTGCGTTCGTGGCGGGCACTGCCAACAGGTCAAAACAACCTTAAGCGTACTGTTCAGCACAGTATGCAATTGGATTGCGAGACAGGCGTAGGCTTAAGTGGCATCTCACAGTATGAAACAAATTACTTACTTACCGAAGACAATGATTTTTTACTAACAGAGTCTGGTGAGTATTTAATAACTGAAGGGTTTGTGCAAGGTGCCGTACCTGAAGTGATGCTGCGCTGGTCTGATGATGGTGGTCACACTTGGTCGTATGAGCATTGGCGCAACATGGGTAGGATTGGTCGCTACGGGCACAGAACGATTTGGCGCAGGCTAGGCACCACGGAAAAGTTGCGTGATCGGGTGTATGAACTTAGCGCAACTGATCCAGTTAAGATTGCCATTATGGGTGCAGAACTTCTTTTGAGTGGCACAAATGCTTAACATCACCAACATCACGCCCCCAAGAGTGCCGTTCTTAGATGAACGCACTGGCATGATTTCGCGTGAATGGTATCGGTTCTTTTTTAACCAGTTTGAAAAAGTAGGTGGCAGTGCTTCTTCTTTAGAGGATTTGCAGCTTGGGCCACCGTCGGCTACGGTAGACGAGATCAATAACTCTACCGACGTTAAGATTCAAGGGTTTGCGTCTAGCCCCTCACAAGACGCGCTACTAGCGCAGATTGCTGAATTGCAGAAGGAAGTACAAGGGTTAGCTGTATCCCCTCCTGTGACGCCCCAGTTAAAACGGGCACGGTACGGATCGTTTTACGATACCACCACGCAAACGGCTACCGTTATAAATACAGCCACAGCCATTACGTTTAACACGACTGACCTAAGCAACGGTGTGTATATTGGAACGCCGACGTCACGGGTGTACGTCGATACGCCAGGCATTTATAACTACGACATGTCTTTTCAGTTAGATAAGACTAGCGGTGGCACAGGTAGCTTTTACATTTGGTTTAGACTTAATGGCGTGGATGTTGCCAACAGCGCTAGTTATATACAGATTCAAGGCAATAACCATGAAATATTTTCCTCGTTAAATTACTTTTTTGATTTAAACGCAGGGGATTATGTTGAAATAATGTTTTCGGTATCCACTCTTAGTGTTGAACTTGCGGCCTTTGCTGCCGCTGCACCTGTCCCAGCCATACCCTCTATCATTCTGACCGTTGCAAATAATATCGAAGGAGCATCAACATGACCGTAACCGTAAAGGTACTTGTACCGGCAAAGACTGCTGAGGACACCCAGACAACGCAATATACTGCGTCGGGTGTGACCGCGCTGATTGACAAGTTTACAGCGACTAACTATAGCGGTTCGGCTGCTACCATCAGCGTGAACTTGGTGACTGCGGCGGGATCTGCCGGTAATGACAACCTGATTGTTAAAACTAAGACCTTGCAGCCTGCCGAGACGTACACGTTTCCTGAGCTGGTGGGCGCGGCTTTAGCCCTTGGTGGCTCCATCTCGACCTTGGCAGGAACGGCTTCTGCGGTTAACATTCGGGTATCGGGTCGGGAAATTACATAATGTTAAATGTGCGCGAAGCTACGGTTGAAGATTTGTCTCAATATGTGGCGCTTGCGCAAGAGTTTCACGCGGCATCTCCTATGCACGGATCAATAGAATTTGATCCTGAAGGATACGCTAATTTTTTTACCGGCGCAGTGCAAAATCCTGACATTGGGCTTTGGTTAGCTGAAACTGACAATAAAGTTGTAGGCATTACTGGTGCTATTAATTATCCGTTGTATTTCAGTCCTAACAGTAATGTAGTGCAAGAGTTGTGGTGGTGGTTAACGCCGGACGCTAGAGGAACGGGTGCAGGCGCAAAAATGTTTGACTGCATCAAAGTTTGGGCAAAAGAAAAAAATGCCTCTGCTATGTTTATGATTGCGCTAGAAGACGATAGGGCGGGTAAAATGGAAAAACTATACCGACGCGCAGGGTTTAAGCCTTTAGAGCGCACATTTATTAAAGAGGTGATGTAATGGCTATTGCAACTGGAACCGCGCTTGCGCTACCCGCCGCTGCTACTGTTGCGGGTAGTGCTTTATCTTCAAGCGCTGCTGGCAAAGCTGCTGGCGCTCAAGCTGACGCAGCGGATCGAAGCGCTGAACTTCAAAGACAACAGTTCGAGCGCAGCGTTGAACTGCAAGAGCCGTTTCGCCAAGGCGGGCTGCAAGGTCAAAACCGACTGATGACGTTACTCGGTTTGGGCGGCACAGCGCAATACGACGACACTGCGTATAACAAAGCACTTGCTGACTATAACGCAAGTCTTTCTAGACTTGACCCGTCGCAGTTTACAACGGGCGGCGCTGGTGGCGGTGGCGGTTATTACATTAGTAGCGGCGATCAAGAAATTTATCAAGAAGGTACTGGTGGCACTGGCGGCACTTTTGACCAAGCGGGTTACGATAAAGCGCGGGCTGGGATTGTTGCACCTAATCGTGAACAGTTTAAACTTACTAGTGGCGATGTTAACGATCCAAATTTTGGCAAATACGCTACGGCTGAGTACACGCCTGAGATGTTTGCCAAAGGTCAAGACCCAGGCTATCAGTTCCGCCTTAAAGAAGGTATGCAAGGTCTTGAGCGCAGCGCTGCTGCCCGTGGTGGTTTGTTGTCAGGTGGTACGCTCAAAGGCATTCAACGCTACGGTCAGGACATGGCGTCGCAAGAATACACTAACGCCTTCAACCGTTACCAAGCTGAACGCACAGGCACACTTAACCCATACCAATCATTAGCAGGTGTCGGTCAATCTACGGCTAACACGCTTGGCACTATGGGTATGAATTATGCTAACCAAGCAGGCGAAACGTATCAAAACGCAGCTAACGCAAGGGCTTCTGGATACGTTGGGCAAGCCAATGCAATTGGTGGCACGATTGGCAACTTGTCCAATATGTACTATCAGAATCAATTGATGAACCGTGTGTTTCCTGCAAAACCTGGCTCAACAGCCGGTGGATTTACCTAAGGATAGATAATGCCAATTAACCCAAATATCGCATTAGGCGCGCAAACGCCAGCACCCGTCAACTTTCTTGGTCAGATGGGGCAAATGCTTGCTCTTAAAGCGGCGGCTCAAGATGTGCAGGGCGGCGAAGCACTGCGTGACTTTTATGCGTCTGGCGGCAATGCTGGAACGCCTGAAGGTGCAAGAGCTTTGATGGCTGCAAACCCTAAAATGGGTATGCAGATTCTTAAAGGCCAATCAGAAATGTCGGCGCGGGATGTCGAAACACAAGCTAAGTCGCTTAAGTCAATTAAAGATAACGTAAGTTTAGTTAATTCACCAGAAGGAATGGTTGAATTTCTTAGGGGTGCGTACAGCACTCCTGGTGGCGCGTTATTAGCAAAATTGGCACCACTTGACAAAGCAATTGCGGCTATACCTTCAGACCCAAGATCATTTGCAGATTACAAACGAAATCTTGGTTTGACTTCAGAAAAACTTTTTGAATCCGCAGATGCGCAATTAAGTTCTAGAACTAGCCTCGCAACAACAGGGATGACCACGTCCGCTACAAGGCGAGGGCAAGACCTCTTAGAAAACAGAGAGCGTGCCAAGATGGCTCTTACTGCTCAAGAGCGAAATGTTATTCCTGGCGAAAACCAATTTTTACAAACGGATAGATTTGGCAACATTTATGAAGTTCCGGCATACGGAGCGCTGCGCGGTCCTAACGCCCCAGCTCAACCATTGCCACAAGCCGCAGCAAACGCTTTTGTTACAGCTCGACCATCCGTCAACGCATTAGCACCAACAGCGCCGCCTGTCGTGCAGCCTGGCTCACCAACTGTTGCTAACGCTTTGGCGATGGAACAGCAGCAAAATATTCCTCGACCCAAAGCGCCATATACAGCTCCTGTTGCTGTCATAGATAAAAGTGGCAATACTGTATTAATGCAAGGTAGAGAAGCAGTTGCAACAGGGGCAACGCCAGCAACGCCAGCAACTGAAGCACGACAAATTGCCCTTAAAAAACTTCCAGATGCCATAGCGCAATCTAGAGACGCACTCAATTTAATTGACAAAATGGTTGGCAAAGAAGACGGTTCAACCAAACCAGCCCCTGGGTTTAAAGGTGCTGTTGGTACTGGCATAGGTTTGCGATTTGTGCCTGGCACAAGTGAAAGCGATTTTCAAGCCATGTACGATCAAATATCTGGCGGCGCATTTTTGCAGGCTTTTAACACTCTTAAAGGTGGCGGCGCTATCACTGAGAAAGAAGGTGAAAAAGCAACGGCTGCTATTACCCGCATGAAACTATCTACAAGCGAAAAAGCGTTTATGGAAGCGGCCAGAGAATTTCAAACTGTATTGCGCAGAGGCGTTGCGACTGCTCAAAAAGAGTTAAATTCTGGCACAGGCGGCGCTCCCGCAGACCCATTGGGAATTAGATAATGGCGACAATTGCTGAAATCCGTGAGAAGTATCCGCAATATTCGGATATGCCTGATGCGGCGTTGGCTGACGCTTTGCACAGTAAATTTTACGCTGATATTCCAAAGTCGGATTTTTACGCAAAAATTGGTTTAAGTGTTGCTCCAAAAGCTGGCGAAGGTATGCCGCAAGAGCGCACTACTATGCAGGAGATCATGCAAGCGCCTGCTGGTATCTATCGCGGATTTAAAGATGTAACAGACACGTTAATCAAAGGCGGCGCAAGCGCTGTTGATTATCTTGCCGGCACTAATGCGCGGGCGGCTGTCGATGAAGCCGCTGCACAAAGCGCTAGAGAATACGAAAAAACCTACGGCGAAAGCATGTTGGCTGGTGGTGGTCGCCTTGCCGGTAACATTGTTGCTACTGCACCTGTTGGTGCTGTGGTCGCTGCTCCGTTAAGAGCGGCGGGTGTTGCTGCGCCTATTGTTGAGTCTGTTGCGTCATCTGGATTTAGAACTGGTATTGCGCCAAGTTCAATTTCAACACGCGCAATTGATTTAGGCGTGCGTGGTGCGGGCGGCGCTATAACTGGAGGCGCAAGCGCAGGATTGGTTAACCCAGAAGATACTGCAATGGGCGCAATACTTGGCGCTGCTATCCCAACTGTTGCTGCGCCTGTATTAAAACAAGTTGCAAAAGGTCTTGGTTTTGCTAAAGACGTTGTGACCGGACGCGCAGCCGAAGTTCGCGCAGCAGAGATTGTCCGTGGCGCGCTTGGCAATCAACTTGAGCCAGCAACACTCGCATTGTCAAAAGCACGACCAGGCATCACGGCTGTGCAAGCACTTCAAGAAGCAGGCATTAACGCTGACCCGTTTATGGCGCTTGGCAAACTTGCCGAAAAGATGGACACAGGTACAGCTTACCGGTTGTTAAGAGAGTCGCAAGAACTTGCGCAAACTAATCAATTAGCTGCAATGGCTGGTGGTGGCACACAGACTGCTGCGCGTGAGTCACAGAACGTATCCCGCAACGCGCTTACTGATCTGACAACGCCCATGCGCGAGACAGAACTTGGTGCAGCAAATACAGCGCGCGATGTAATGCAGCGGTTAGAGCCAACATTAAATTTACGCCAATCATCAGCACAAAATGCGCTTCAAATGCAAGGTCAATTAGCTACTGATGCAGCGCAACAAACAAATCTTTCTATGGGCGGCGCAGTGTCACCACGTTTAGGTGGGTCAGGCGTACCTCAACCCGTGGCAGGCATAGCGCCTGGAATGCCACGTCTTTCCCCAAGCATTACATTAAACGCAGAGCGCGCGGCTGAAGCTTCAAAAGCTGCAAGTGAGGTAGGAGACATTGTTAAACAACGTGGCGCAGAAGCTGCGTTTATCCAAAGGCAAATTGACAGCTTGGCAGATTACGGACTCAAGCCAATTGACACAAATAACATTGTTTCAAGCATTACAGCCAAGTTAAACGATCCTAAGATTGGTCCAAGCGATGTCAACCAAGCCGTGCTGTCAAAGGTTGCCAACAAGATTCAAGAATGGACTGCCAAAGGCGGCGGTATTATTGACGCTGATGCTCTGTATTCTATCCGTAAGAACGCAGTGGGCGAGGAAATTGCGCGTTTGTATCCTAACGCCGATGCTAAACAACAAGCGCGCTTTGCCGCTAAACTGTTGACTGAAATAAAACCAGCAATCGACGACGCAATTGTAGATGCGGGTGGCACGGGCTGGCGAAGATATCTTCAAACTTACGAAACAGGCATGAAAGAGCTTGACCAGCAAAAGTTGGCAGCACTTGCTTTAGAAAAGTTTAACGGCTCTAAAGAAGAATTTATTAAATTGGTGCGCGGCAACAACCCAGACGCAGTAGAAGACATCTTTGGCCCTGGTAGTTTTAACATTTTTAAAGAAATGGGGCGCAAGTCTGGTCAACTGGAAGACATTGCAAGCCAGTTAGAGCGCGACATTAAAGTAACTGATCGGGCTGTTGAAGGCGCGGGTGGATTAGCGCGCATCATGGGTATGTCTGAAGCAAAAATAAAACGTATTCCTGCGTTTTTTAGCGTTACTGCCACAACATTAAACAAAGCCTTAGATGTATTGGAAGGTAAAGTCAACGATCAAGTTAAGCAACTACTTGTTGATGGCATGAAAGACGGCAAAAGCGTGGCTGAATTGGTTCAAAAACTGCCGTCAAAAGATCGCAATTTTGTGTTGCGTACTCTAATGAAAAGCGAAAAATGGAACCCAGAAGCAATTACTGCTCCTGTACAATTGTTTGTTGATCGCACAAACAACCTAGCCCCCGAACAACAAAACCGCAACTCTCTGAGGCCGTAGCATGGACTTTCAATTTATGATCAACCTTGGTGGCGCCACAGCAATTGGCGTTGGTGGCTGGTTTGCGCGTCAGTTGTGGGACTCGGTCAAAGAGTTAAAGAACGACATCTCTGGTATCCGGCTGCACATGAGTGAAAGCTACGTCAAGAAGTCTGAGGTGGACAGCTTTCGCGCCGACATGGATAAGAGGTTTGATCGGATTGAATTGTTGCTAGACAAGTTATACGACAAGCTAGACAGCAAGGTAGACAAATAATGGATCCAATCACCATCCTCGCGGCTCTCGGACCACTTGCTGTAGACTTAGGGAAATCCCTAATCGGACGATTCATTCAGTCTGACGTCTACAAGCCTACCAACGTGGGCGAGTATGTGCAGATGCGTAACGTCGATCTAGAGATGTTTAAAGCGATGAATAACGCTGGGGCTGGGGGCAGCACCTATCCGTGGGTTGAAGCGATTGTGCGCCTCATGCGCCCCTCTGTTGCGGCTATTGCCCTAGGTACTTGGTCATTCATGATGGTGACAGGCCAAGACAACCCAGCCGTGAATAACTTTGCCTCTGCTGTTGGCTTCTACTTGTTTGGCGACCGCACACTCTTTTACGCGCAGAAGAAATGAATACAAACTGGAAGCGCTCGTTTGATCTGATGTTGCAGTCCGAAGGTGGGTTTAGCGATGACACACGCGACAACGGTAACAAATTACCCGATGGACGCGCTGGCTCCACAATGCTGGGTGTCACGCAATACAACTGGGAACAATGGCTCGGACATGAGGTCACACATGAACAAATGCGTAAACTTACTGCGGCGGATGTTGAACCATTTTACAAACGGAAATTTTGGGACGCCGTGCGAGGTAGTG